AAAGATTAATCAAACAAAAGTCATACCGTTTACCATCACCCATTATGATGAACTAAGCACTTCAACAGATTCTAGAGGAACAACTACAGTTATTGATGGACAAGTACCAGTAGATGCGGTCGTAATGGACATAGATGTGAGTCATAATGACTATGGATTCGACTTCAAGGTAGGAAATACACTAGAAGAATCATTAGATGCCTTTTTTGAAGAGTTAAATAAATCAGTGCTGGAAAATCGCAAAACTCTTGAACCAAATCTAAAACATTCATATAGTTATACATTCTCTGAACAATTTAAAGATGTTAAATTTTCCAGTGGTTCAATGTTGGGTGTATCGTGGAATCAGATAAAAAACTTTAAAAAGATAGGTAAAAACAACGCTGAACCAGTTGGACAAGTATTACCAAATAATCTCATTTACGGAGTTATTGAAGAGATATGTCTTGTTTCAGATGCAGTTAGAAAAGAACTAAAAAGAGATAGCCATACTACAAATAAAGTATTAAAAATTACTCCAAATCTGGCTATCAAAGAAGATGGATATAATCCAGTATCAGGAAAAAATACATATGATGTTGGGTTTTTTATAGACTACGAAGAAAAGATAATAGATCAAAATATGCTAAATCAACAAGCCAAGGTTTTAAGTCATCGAGAAATTATTCAAAACTTGTTTGATAGTCTACACATCAATAAAAAATATGATTATTTGTTTACTGGAAATAATGACCAGATATTAGATTTTAGTATTACATTAGACGCAGAACTTACTAAGACATATTCTACGCCCGAAGATTTCTGGGCATATGAACATTTTATAAAAGAAGGCGCAGAGGGAATATACATATCGAACGCACACCAAGAAATAATCGATAAGAATAAGGCCGAAGTAAAGAAATTAAAAGATATTGACACAAGAAAACAAAAAGCCGCAGAGACGGCGACAAAGGCGTTGACAGATAAAGAAGAAACTTTTAAAAATCGTCTAATTGCCTTATATTGGAAGAGCAAGGGTCCACTTCCGCCTAGTGAAATAAAAGATATATTTGCCGGCAAATCCTTAACTGACCTTATAAGTCAATTTGAGAATGAAGAATTTATGGTGGAATTAAATAGAAGGGACTTCCACGCCAGTACCAAAAGAAAAGGAAAGTCTACTATCATGCGGTGGTATGAACTAATGAACTCTTTAAAAAAAATAAGTGATGACTCCACCAAGAGTGCGGCAGTAGCAAACAGCGCCCTCGCGGGTAAAACCGCCCTCGCTCAAGAATCATATATGGATGCGGTGACTAATACCATAAGTTCAAATATCAACAAATCGTACGAAGGAATTAAATCAGCATTTAAAAATATCAAAACCGTAAATAGAAATTCAAAAAATATGATACTGCTAGAAGAATTAGACAATGATTTCATATCTAAAATGTCCAACGAAGATTATAAAATTATTCTTAAAGCACAAGCAAGTAGCCCTATCACATTTCAACGTATGATAAAGAAGATGGGTGATGAAAATAGAAGTTATACACTTAAGCCAGCCGATGATATAGATTTGGATATTGTTAAAGCAAAGTACTACGAATCAAAAGTTCTTAAGCAGAGTATGATTAACGCCCAAATAACTATTAAGGGTGATCCTTATTGGTTAGAAGGATATATGCCGGCTGGTGAAAAAACTTTGAAGAAAACGTTTGGTAATGGTGGTGGAGATAAACTAGGACTTAACATACAAACAACAAAGAATGGTTATAACGGTATGATATTAATATCAGGAGTGTCTGACGGAGTTGACTTACACGATAACGTACTTAAAAGAAATCTTATTACAAGTTTGTATACAGTTCATACGTGTACAAGTTCATTTTCCAATGGAATATTTACTCAGTCATTAACGATGGTAAAAAATACTCAAGCAGAACATTTTACTTCAGACGCAGGAGTTATTTCTGCAGGACAACTAACAGAATTAACAGATAAAAATGAAAAAACAACAACAAATGTAGTGCCCCATAATTTAGACATTACAGTCAGCGATAATGGCATTACATATGATACATCATCCGCAACATACACCCATTTAGGTGTCACTTATGATGCGATTGGACGAGATAAAGCAGGGTATTATTATGTAGGTGATGGGAAAATGGAATCAGTTGAAGAGATTCAGACAAGAATGTATGCCAACCTACCGGCAGGACGAACACTGGGCGAAATAGTCAGCGATACTGTTGAAACACTTGTTGAACCCTTTAAGAAATTCTTTAATTCAACCCTTGGTGAGAACGCAGCCAGATACAACATAGCACAAGAGCAGTTGGTCGATGATATTGTAATCTTACAGGAAGATATAGAGAGTCCTTATGTTTCTTTTGAAGGAAGCGCCGCTACAAGACAAGCGGCGGCAGGAGTATATCTAAGTGACCACAAATTGCTAAAGAATTTATGCAAAAGTGGTTCTGTAGAAAGTTGTGAAACTATTGCGAATTCTCAAAATAAGATATTATCAACATTTGGATTTACTATAGAAGACAAAGGAAAAGCAAGTACAATAACATCAATCAATACACAAGTAAATGATATGTTAGCGGACAATTCAAATATTACTGTTTCACAATATGAAGTAGCAATGTGGCAACACACCGTGGGTGGTGAACTAGATATTACGGGCTATACTTCACCACAAGATAAAGCCGCTATAGAACGTATAGTGCGTGACTCAACTTCTGAGAGAACTCCAGAAATTATTATTGAGGAACAAAATGATGTAAATATAAATCCCGTGAACGTCAGTGGTACAATGGTTGGCGCAATCGTTGACAATAAAATATTGAATGGTGAATTACCCCTCAATAAAGACTCAACAAACGATATAAAGATAAATGCTTCAGTTGAAACTTATGAAGAAAGAGTAGCAAGAGAAGAACTCATCAATGGTCCAAATTCAAACAATGACTGGAAGACTACATATTGGTTCAAAGAGAAAGTTAACGAAATAACAGATGAGTCATGTGTTTGGGTTGATGGGAGATATGGTATTAAGGATAGAAAATTAGAATGTGTTGGTACGCCCGCAGACACATTGACTGACCTTGAAGTAAATGATATACAAATATTATCTGAAGGGATTAACGATATTGTAGAAAAGAATGGAATATCTGACGATGACAAAAATAAACAAATGGTGTGGACAGACAATGCATATAAATTATTAGAACGAGAAATAGAAAGTGGCGGACTAATTATTAGTGAAGAAGAAAAGATTGAATATAAAGATGCAATAACAGTGGGCGTGGCTGAAATCGTAGTGTTGAATTCACTACCAGATGCTGACTATGAAAGAATCTCAAGATACGAAATTGCAATTAATAAAATTACTGAAGACGCACAAAGTGGGCATCGTGGTGATTTAACAAAAGCAGTCAATATTGGCATGATACAAGGAGAACTAGTGACATCGAGTTTAAAACAAGATGCGATTATTAATAAGACATACTACTTTGACCCTGGTCAAAGAGTCGTGGACGCAATATCATTAGAAGAACTTGAATTAGACGCCGCAATCAAAGTCCTTAGTCTACCGGCCGAAACAATGACTGAAGTAGCAACTGTAGTAACAGGTAGTGATACAGAATATGTTCCAATAATGAATCCAGTTGAACAAATTGATGTAGAGAAACAGCCCGTTGTAGTAAAAACCCAAGGTCTTCCTCTTAATACATATGATATTATTCTACCAGGAAGTTTAAAAGAGAAATTGGCCGAAGTCGGCGGATCTATCAATAGTCAATATTTAGGTCAATACCACGAGGCTCTAAAGATATACAAACTAATAACAAGTTATGATTATGGAGACTTGACAACAGTAACTGATGATTATGGTGTCGATATTGAAGTTAAAGATTTTAATAATGTTGGACCAATAACATATACTGATGCAACTGGCACTACACAAACTATTAGTGACCCTAGTGCATTCTTTGGCATATATACAACTACATATGATGATATGAATCCAGCATATGTGAGAGACTATGATGTTTTAAAAACAAAAATTTCAGATTTATTCCCCAATGTCGAATCGGGGCAAAAAAATCAACTTATAAACGGTAAACTTCCTAGAGGAAAAGATGGAATGCTGATGATAACTATATCCGGTGACAAATTTTACGTAAACCCTAACCCATAATAAGAGAACACATAATGTCAAGTTTAGTAAAAGCAATTAGAAGAGAACAAATCAAATCAGCATTTCCAACCAGTGATGCACTAAGTAGAGGTATATACAAAGCCATAACTGTTACTAGAAGTGACAAAACTGACGAGCATTTTATTGATCCTATGGGTCAAAACAGAATTGCCGCTTATATACCAGCATTAGGTCAAGATCCAGATAATCCAATGTACTTCAAACATGCTAGTACTGGTTCTATCTCCAATGTACCAGTTGATTCTGGAACTACCGTTTTTGTTTTCTTTGCAGATAGTGGTAAAGCAACTGAGGGATTCTGGTTTGCCCAGGCAGGACACATTGTCGATGTTGTTAGTGGAGGAGTGATGGGTGTCCCACAAGTAGATGGATCGGGCGCTGGTGAAGGTGCTTTTAAAGATACCCCATTAATGAAATCTTTTTCCACTATTGACGATATTGAAAAAGATGAAAAAGAAGTAACAAATGATCCAAGAAACAAGAAAATTGCTATACAAGGCACACTCACTGACGAATTAAGAGGAACATCTACCTCTTCTCCTAGAAGAGATGCCTCATATGAAATAGCACAACATTCTAAAGTTATGGGATTTAAAACACCAGGTGGCTCTGCTGTATCTATAGATGATGGTAGTGTTGATGATGATGGAAATATTTATTCTGAACAAATAAGAATAACAACTGCCTCGGGTGCTGCCGTTATCTTAGATGGTGGAAACGATTTTATTTACGCAGTAAACAGTAGTGGTTCTGGATGGGTAGAGATTGGAGCAAATGGTGAGGTCATGGTATACGCCGAGGGCTCTTTGAGTATGAGAACAGAAAAAGATTTTAATATTCGTGCAGACAAGAATATTAATTTAGAAGCAGGTGAAAATATAAACATGCACAGTGTGGGTAATACTAAAATTAATTCAGACAACGAACTACATTTACGAAGTGTAGGTAATCAATTTTTACAAAGCGAATCAGGTATGAACATTAATGTTGGAGTTAATTGTATAGTAACTACTGGTGGCAAATTACACTTGAATGGCCCAATTGCAAGTGAATCAGAACTTATTCTAGTTGACGATATGCCAGATATGCAAAACTTAGAGGCTACGGAATTAAAAGATACTATTGTATCTGCAATGCCAACACATGAACCATTTGTTAGACCACAAGTAAAAGAATTGAAAGAAACGGCAAGTGATTTTGCTATTTCAAAAGCAAGTGAAGAAGGCTTAGAAAAAGCAGGAATAAAAAAATGATATATGACAAGCGAAAAGGTTCATTATTAAATTATATACAATTGCCGTTGCATGTTATCACTTCGTCTGGTACTTATCTAGGAACTGGTTATGACCTAAATGATAATCCAACGTATATACTTTCTCATGTAAGAGTAAATCTTGAAAACGCAAATGATTTAACATTCTCATCAAAGAGTAAAGATGCTATAATACTAGACAATAAGCCAACACTTACTGTTGAAGATAATCTAGTTGGTTATAATTATAAGATATCAGATACTGAATTGAATTATGGATATATCACTGTTTCGTCTACACGTGTAGATATTACGACTGATAAGATAACAAAAGGAATGGCAAAGTTTATTTTAGAAAAACAATTACGAACTATTGGTAACGTATTAGAGAAGTTTATTACAGTAAAAATATCACAACCACACTATGATGCTTTGTTATATCACTTCTTTAATGAAGGAATTAGTACCATAGAAAACAGTTCTATTGTTAAACTTATAAATGCTAAAGACTGGTATTCAGTGACAGACGAAATTCAAAAAAATATAATGAAAAATGGCAAAGTAGATGATAAGTTGGCTCAACAGAGAACAAAAACTGCTAAGATGTTTAGTTTCGTGCCTGGATTCTCTTAACGACTTGCTATAACTTTATCTGCTAAACCAAAAGCAACAGTTTCTTCCGCTGACATAAAGTTGTCACGTTCCATAGCCTCGGTCAATTCATCAAATTTCTTTCCAACAGAATTATGATTCACATAGATTTTAGTCAATCTTTCTTTCATTTTCATCATCTCATCAACTTGAATCTTCATATCAGTTGCTGGTCCACCGGCACCACCACTTGGTTGATGAATCATTGTGCGACTATTTGGTAATACATGTCTCTTACCTTTAGCACCTGCTTGTGCAAGTAGTGAACCCATACTACATGCTTGTCCCATCACGGTTGTAGCAACAGGCGAACTAATAAACTGCATAGTGTCATATATCGCCATGCCTGATGTTACTGTTCCACCAGGTGAATTGATATAAAAATGAATATCCTTGTCTGGATTCTCTGCTTCTAAGAACAATAATTGGGCACAAATCAAATCTGCCTGATAGTCATTAACTTCACTAGTTAAAAATATTACTCGTTCTTTTAATAGACGAGAAAAAATATCGTAACTACGTTCTCCGTTTGCTGTTTGGTCAACGACCATTGGTACTAAGTTTGGCATAAAGTATTCCTTATTATGATGAAATTCTAGTATTATTTATGTTCTATAATAACATTATTATTCCAGTTTGTCAATTAAATACGAATATTAAGTGGAGATAAATACATTTAAGAAATAAACTACAGAGAAAATAAAGTTATGCCACTATTCACGGGTTTTAGTACCAAAAATAAAAATGCAATAAATCATCAGTTAAATGACAAGGATTTAGTAATTGAAGACCTTATGAATCATATCATGACCCGTAAAGGTGAACGAGTAATGTTACCTACTTATGGGTCAATTATACATGATATGTTATTTGAGCCGCTAACTGAAGAAACAACTGAGTTGATTGAAGAAGATTTAACAGATATTATAAACGATGATCCGAGATGTAACTTTGTTAGTATTGAAATCACGGACTCTGACCATACAATAAACGCTATTTTAAGACTTGAAATACTGCCATCAAATGAGCCAGTAGAATTGAGTATAGATTTAGATAGAGAATAATAGAGAGAATAATATGAGCCAAGAACGTACAGACAATCTATTTGCAAGTGAGAGTTGGACAGCAGTATATACTGCATTTACCAACATTAGTCTCAAAGCATATGATTTTGACACAATTAGAGAAGCCCTACTATCATACACAGCCCAGACTTATCCTGATAAATTTAATGACTTTATTGCAAGTTCAGAATTTGTCGCTATTTTAGATTTGGTTGCATATCTTGGACACAGTTTATCATATCGTTTAGATATGAACACTAGAGAAAACTTCATGGATACTGCTGAACGTAGAGCAAGTATTCTACAGATGGCAAAATCATTAGGTTATAACAAGACTCGTCCAATCAATGCAAAAGGCTTTATGAAGATTACGAGTTTGTCAACTGATGAAAATGTGTATGACAACTTGGGTGTTACTCTTGCAGGCAAGAGTATCAATTGGAACGATAGTAATGATATAGATTGGTATGAGAACTTTATCAGTGTTTTAAATTCTGCCTTTTCTAGCACCACTAAAATTCAGAATCCTACATCTACATTAACAGTTGCAGATGTAGAGCATTCATTGTATGAAATAAATGAAGATAGCGAAACAAAAAATATAAACTATTCGTTTTCTGCAAACGTTGATGGGAAAAGTAGAAACTTTGAAGCGGTTCGTGTATTACTAGATACCGTTAATGCAAGAATAGAAGAAGATGAGCCAAAACTGAATAACAACTTTACGATTATTAATCGAAACGACAATTTGGGTTCTGCTAGTGACAGAACTGGATTCTTTGTTTACGCAGTTGCAGGTACATTAGGATTTGAAGACTTCACTTATAATACTCAAGTTTCAAATAGAATACAACGAGTAAACGCAATCAATATATCAAATTCTGATGTATGGATTCAGAAGATAGATTCAACAAGTGTTTATGTATCAAGTGTAACAAAAGTAGATAATGAAACAAGAGAAACAGCAATCTATAATAGTTTACGAACTGGTTCTGGAGATATCGTAAGTATAAATTCCGCAGATAACAACACCATCGAACTACATTATCCAGATGGCATATTTGGTAACGCGGCATATGGCAACTACAGAGCATGGTATAGAATAGCAGATAATGATAATTTTTCTGTAAATGCTAATGATATTACTAATACAACGATAACAATTCCTTATACAGGCAGTGATAATAGAACATATAGATTGTCATTGACAATCAGCAGTACAAAAGATTTTACTGAAAACTTCTCAGGTGAAACATATGCAAGTGTACGTAGAATTGCACCAAGAAGTTATTACGCACAAGATAGAATGGTCAATGCACAAGATTATAACGTATATCCTCTCACTCTTGGAAATAACGTTGTTAATAAAGTTAAAGCAGTAAACACTTCTTTCGCTGGCAACTCACGTTTCTATGAGATGGATGATGTTCTAGGACATCACTCTAACTTGAGTATAA